CTTCAAGCAGTGCCTCGTGCAACTTACCGATGAGCAAGCGCTCATTACCCTTATCCGTATTGCGCACGTAGCCAGCCTCGCGAGCTAGCTCGGCTTGATCCATGTCCGCATTGGCTTTCACAAATGAAAGCAGGTCTTGCCCAGTGAGCATGAGTGGTAAAACGCTACGAAAACAGCGTATCACACAAAGCTCTACTTGGCATCGGCCCAGCTACTACCAAAAGAAGCTTCCGCCACGATAGGCACCAACTGACAAACTACCGAACCCGCGGCTTCCATAGCTCCGGCTAATGTTTTCGCCCACTTCTCCACTACCCCATCCTCAACCTCGAGAACGATCTCGTCGTGCACCATGGCAATAAGCATCGCTTCCCCTGGCTTAGCCGCTTTTATGTTGTCCCATATCATCGCGATGGCAATCTTAGCGATGTCACCCGCTGTACCCTGCACTTGCGTGTTGATTCGCGTAGTGTATTTATCATTAAAGCCTGTCAGTATCCTACGCCTACCATACCTAGTAAATACAGCGCGCGTAGTCTTATTGCCTTCTTGCATCTGCCACTCATAAAGCTGGGGATACGCTTCACGAAACCCAGTAACAAGACCCTGGGCTTCTTCTAGCTCCATATCTACACCATATTGTGCAACAGCTTGCTTTCTTAACGTAGCAGCACCTGCCCCATACAAAAGCCCGAAATTACAAAGCTTCGCGGACGTACGCTCTTTCTTCGTAATAGTATCAGCACTTTTACCTGTCACTAAAGCTGCGGTCTCTGTGTGCAAGTCCCGCCCAGCTCGGTACGCCTCCAGCATGCGCTCCTCACCAGATAGCTCCGCGGCCACCCTCAGCTCCACCTGACTGAAGTCAGCCACAACCAAGGTGTAACCCTCACGAGCGCGAAACAGGCGCCGAAACTCCCCCTCCCGCGGCACTTGCTGAAGATTCGGACCTGAGCAACTCAGCCTGCCCGTCTCTGTCCCCATCTGCCGGTACCCCGCATGAATCCGCCCATCCGGTCCAATCGAATCCAGCAGTTTCTCAATGTGAGACACGCGTGTTACAGCCGCCTTCCACTCCATGTACATGGCCACGAGCTCGTACTCCCCCTTCAGAAACGCCAGCAGGTTCTGATCCAAACTCGGTGCTCCCTTCTCGTCCGGTGGCAGCAGAATGCCCGCCTGCTCAAACCGCTCCGCCATCTGCTTCGGCGAGCGCGGGTTGAACCCCTTGTAGCGCTTGGTTCCAGCGCGGATCGACCCCGAGTCCTTCTCACGTGTGTTTAAGACCCCGTCCTCATCCCGCGGTAACCACACCGCCGGCTCATCTGGCTTCTCCTGTTTGATCGCCAGATCCAACGCCTCGAGGAATGTCGTCTTAAGCGTCTCAGCATTGTCTTGCAATGAGACTTGCAGCGCCGCGGCAGACACCGCATCAAATCCAAACCCGTTCCACTGCATCCGAGCGATGGGCCGAAGCGCCATCATCTCCAACTTGAAGATGTCCCACAGCGTCACCGAGGGCGACACCTCTGACTCCTTCAGCGCTGCTACGAGTGAGGGCACCATCCTCGGTAGACACACCGCGTCCCGGGCGGCATAGCGGACCATCTCATCCGAGATCTCCCCTGCCCAGTTGGCCTTCTGTAGCTCCTTAGGCAGCGGCACCTTCAGCACACGGCTTACCAGACTCCCCAGGTCGTTCTTTGCCCCTGTGCCGTTGTTCACCACCTTGGCGGCAATCATCGTGTCGAAGATCGAGCCACCGAGCTCGACACCTTCTCCCGCTAGGAAGTTCAAGTCGAATGCAGCATTCTGCAGCACCTTCTTCTTCGGCCCCTCGAGCAACGCCTTCAGCTGACGTAGCCCTGGTGCATCCCAAGGCAGCTGCCGCCCGCCCTCGGTGCGCCAACCTTCCATATCGACCACCAACGCATAGTCGCAACTTGCGACTTGGATGAGACGCACGCGATTCACCAGTGGATCCAGGCCAGTGGTCTCTGTATCCACGCCCAGCGGACCTACTGCCTCCCCGAGCTCGGAAACGCGCCGGGTCAGCAATGCCGCAGCCTGTGGACCACGAATGAGGTCGAAATCCACATTATCTAAAGCTTCCTTGTGAGCAAGGGATTCATCGGACGGCATACTCGGTTAAATGCAGTGGTTGTGTGGACGACCTTACTCTTAGCTTTGCTCAAGAAGCAGCACTAAGGCAGATCGATGATTGTACCAATGTAGCAGAGCTAAAAGCTCTAGCTAAGAGTCTCATTAAGTCTCACTTCACATCGCGCAGCTTCATAGCAACACTCTTGCTCCGCGAAACAACCCTGGGGCCCAGCCCCAGCTACCAGGCCGAGCTCGATGACGAGCTCCCCTGGCGCCAGGGCTAAGAGCGCAACATCAACCCCAATCGGTGTCCTCCCAATCTCCGTAGTCCTGCGTAGAACCGGGGGTCCCATATATCTCCGAGGCCGTGTCCAAAACCTCCGGTGTATTTTCCGAAACCGCTGTGCTGGAGTGGGTTTCAGCCTCGGAGGTTTTGGACAACCCCTCCGTGTGTCCAAAACTGTCCGAAACCTCTAGGGGCATTTCGGTGGAGTTTTCCACAAAAGTTTCCACAGGCAGCTCGGTCTCATGCGTCTCATCTGAGACTGTGCCTTGCTGAACTGTTTCGATCTCGGAGGTTTTGGACATTTTGGGGTTTTGGACAATTTCGTCTGGACCCTGTCCAAAACCCAAATCCCCTCCAGCACAAGGAGTCCCAAAGAAAGAAGGAGGGTTTTGGACACTCCGACCCTCGTATATAGGGGCTTTGACAGAAAAACCCACCAGAGGGCGCCCCCCTTTCTGTCCCGGCTGTCGCACCCGGGTTTCCTCTACGAGGCCGGCAACAACCCACCGCTGCGCCCACCGCTTAACCGTCTTCTCACTGACGATCGTCCCGGGTCCCCTACGGCCCGCTAGCCGGCTGTTGAGCGCGTAGCGCAGCTCCTTAGCTGTCATCGGTGCCTCCGCCTCCTTGAGGATCCCGAGAACGATCGTCCGTGGCGTCTCATCGCCCTGCCCACCGTTCTCTCGGGTCACCGTCGGGGTGAGATCCTCAATGCTCAGCGCTTCCTCAATGTCCTCCTGCACCAGGAAGCGATCCCCACCCCGCATGCCCCGACTCTTGTCGATTTCGAGGATGAGTGCATGATCCCCGTACTGAGCGCGCTCCTCGTCCGTCAGGTCCTTCAGTTCCCAGGTCTCGTGCACCGCATTCCGCAGCGTGTCTGTGCCGCGGAACTTCGTCCCGTCCTTGGTGTTGTGGTGGATCCACAGAAATGTCGTCGGTGGGAACGCCGTCCCGTTCTCCCGCGCCAAGCGGTACAGCGTGTTCGAGTACTCCTTCTCGTACTCCTTGGCCGCAATCATCGTGCTCACCGACGTGAGTGAGTCGACTACCACCAGTACTGGCTTGAGCTCTTGCAGCCACCGCAAGAGCACCCTGTACTGGCTTTGTTGCCACTGCGGTTTGAATCGGAACCAGGTATCGGCACCGGTCGAGTCAATCCCCTGCTGATCCAGGTACTCCGCATAGTCCGTCATCGACATGTCGTTGCCGATGAACAGCACATTCCCCGAGACCGTCGGCTCGACCGTCAGCCCCCGCACCTTCATCGGCAGCTTCTGGCCCACGATCTTGGCCAACAGCACGGCAAGGCGTGTCTTACCCATCCCGCCCCTTGCGTGCAAGAGAATCGAGCTCGGTGCCGACACAAAGTCTGGGATCAGGTAGTCCCGCTGCCCGCGCATCTTCTCCTGCCACTGCGGGTCTTCCTCCACCTGCTCCTGGTGCAGCAGGAACCGCTCGAGCGCTGACTCCACCTGCGGCCCCGACTTGTACACGTGTGTCAGCCCTGAGTCCCGCACCAGCTCCATCAACTGGTAATGCGCGAGCTCGGCATTGTCGTACCCGTTGATGATCTTCTCGGCTGCCGTGAAAAACTCCTGCCCCGATAGCCGTTTCAGCGGCGCATCTTTGATGGTGACCTCGGTCGCCGTTGCGCACGCCGGGTAGTCGTACCCCAGCTCCACGGCCAGCTCCGCCACATAGGCCTCGAGGGCGGGCCCACTCGGACGCCCAGCGTGCATGTCCTTGGTGCGGATCTTGTGGACGAAATCGAGCACGTCACCACCTACACCACACGCTTTGCAGTCCCAGCAACCGGTCTCTTCCGCGTACTGGAATGTCGTTCCGCTCTGCCCCCCGTGCCACGGGCAGCCGCTCATGCGCTGGGGCTTATCTCCACCGCGGCTCTTCCACCCGTACCGGTCAAACACCTCGTGGTTGAACACCAGATCAGCCAACCGCGGCCGCAGCAGCGACTGCACCTCCTCCTTGAAAAACCATCCACGGATCTGACGTGGCGGGACAGCTGTCTGCCCCCCGAGCTCGCTCATCACCTCCTTCTGCTCAGCCTCGGACAGCCATTGCACCGGCTTCCGATGTGGGCGCAGCACATCCAGCACCCACTGCGGTGCCGTCTCTACCTTTCCGCCGTTGTAGTTGAGGAACCGATAGGGCTGCTTTGTTTCCGGGTGTGGTGAGCCAGGGACCACGCTCTGGCAGGCGTTGAACCGCAGCACCACCTCTTCGTAGGCAGCCCCACTGATCGCATCCACATCACCACCGGCACCCCGGTTTGTATCCCCATGCCCCAGGTGCCACTGCCCATCGTCCGTGCGCAGGATCAAGGTCTTCACATCCCCGAGCTCGGGAACCAAACGCTTGGGCACCTGATACAGGATCTGCCGACGCCCGGGCTTACCCGAAGTCCACGACATGGTCCGCTCCTCGCCATAGACCTCGTACTCCGATCCCGCCACTTCGCGATAGCGCTGATCGGCGTCGGGCCCATCGATGTCGAGGGCTATGAGTCCCCCCGAGAACGAACCTGTCACCACACCCAGGCCTACGTATTCCTGTCTGAGCTGGTAGGCCGTCATGCACTCAATCCGCGTCAACGGCTTAGTGCTCCACTCCTTTACAAAGGTGGCTTTTCCCGCAACTGGCACAAAAGCCCATCCATCTGGAAATACATCACGTCGCAGCAATTCGATAGCTCGCCCTTTTAAGAGATCCGAGCTATTGCCATTGAGCTCTTTGTCCATTACGATTTCAGCAGCAAGTGAAGGCCAAGACCCTCCGCCACAAGCGGGGGGTTTTTTCTTGGCCGTGTTTCACCGTAACGAGCTACCAGATCCCCGACAACCCACCGCGGTAAGTCTCACGAGACTCACTGATTATTGCGAGTTTTCCTGCAGATCGTTGACGAAGTCACGCCAATCCCGTACGATCTGCTCACGAGGCCGGGAAACCCCCGACCTCTGGCACATCACCCACTACTTACGGGATTTCGCCCCCATGTCCACGTTCCTTTCAAAAGGTGCCATTGAGGAGATCTCCAAGGAGTCTTCCGGCGCCGGTCGCTACCTGAACCCCTCCAAGCTCACCGACGAAGTCCGAGTGCGCTTCTTTGGTGCAGGCGTGACAGGCTTTGAAGCCTGGACCACCGACAACAAGCCCATCCGCTGGGAAAGCAAGCCCGAAGAGCTCCCCTCCAATATCCGCCAGCAGGAGGGCTACCAAACCGTCAAGCGTTTCATCGCCGGTGTGGTCTACGACTACTCCTCTGATGACTTCAAGATCCTGCAGATCACTCAGAAGACTCTGATGGATCAGCTCTTCAAGTTCATCTCCGACGAAGACTACGGAGACCCCACTGGCTACGACGTAAAGATCGGCAAAACCGGTGAAGGTAAAAAAACCGAATATACCCTAGTAGCCGCACCTCCTAAGGCTGTCAAAGCTGACGTTCAGGCACGCTTCGATGACCTCAAGTGCGACCTGAATCGTCTATTCGACGGTGAGGATCCATTCGCTGAAGCCTCCGCCTAACAGCCACAGGGGAGCTATCTGCTCCCCTTTTTACTTAGTACCTCATGGACACCACACAGCTGCTCGGACGCAACATTCGCTTCCATCTCTTCCGCACCCGGCTAACACTGCGCGATGTCGCCGAAGCCTCTGGCATATCCCCCTACTCCCTTGGTCGCATGGCCAGTGGCAAAACCAAGCTGATCGATCCCAACGTTCTCGCCGATCTCATGCGTGTCTTCCGCTGCGACGCCAACGCGCTGCTCCTACCCATCGAGGGCGTCCCCTATGACGGCTGACCTCATCCGTGGCCTACCCAAGTACGAACCAGTCCGCTCCCACGAGAACGGTGAACGCAGCTACTCCACACCACTCGGATCCTGCAGCTCCGTTACCACAATCCTGAGCGGCACCCGCGATAGCTCCGGCCTGCAAGCTTGGCGCGAGTCCGTCGGTGAAGCCCGCGCAGACTTCATCTGCAACCTCGCCAGCTTCCGCGGCACCCGCCACCACGACGCTGTCGAGCGCTACCTACTCGACGGCACCGAGCCCGGCTTCGACTTCCTCAACACGCCCTACTGGAACAGCACACGCAGTTTTCTCGACCGCATTCGTCGTCCTCTCGTCTGCGAAGGAGCTATCTACCACCCGCTCCGCTACGCCGGCACGTTCGACTGCATCGCTTATCTAGAGGACGATGGTGAACAGCCCTCTTTGCTGGACTGGAAAACAGCCGATAAAGTCCGCAACCCAGCAAAGATGTACGAATACTCGTTGCAAGTTGCTGCTTACACCGCCGCCGCTAATTACGTCTACAAACCACAAGGCCTAAATATCACCCGAGCGCTGATCGTCGTAGCTATCCCCGACGAAACCCCTCAAATCGAAGAGCTCTCGCTCCGCAAGCTCACCCAGTACATGCAGCACTTCGAGGCTCGCATCAAACGCTTCACCCGGTCCCGCGCATGAGCGAAACCACCCCTATCCACGCTCTGGTCAGCAACGTCATCGGAGGCTCCCTCCTAGTGCAGCACGCCAACGCGCTGGACATCGATCCCGAGCTGCTCGCTGACCCCAGCAGCCCCGAGTCCTTCGAGCTCTACCGCAAGCTCACCACGCACCTAGGCCTCGACTTTGAAGTCGCCGCTTCGCACGTTCTGAGCTCCGTGACAGCACTGCTCATCGACGCCGAGATCAAGGACTACAACGTCCGCTACCTCGCCACCGCGCTCTGGAAAATACTCGGCGATCCCGCACATAACGGCGACGAACCCCCACCGATCTACAACGAGGCCGCCAAGGCGATGTACGCCTGGACCCTGACCCTTCTCCACCCCACTTTTATCCGCCCCTGATCATGCTCATCGGTATCTACTCTCCCGCCGCCGGCAGCGGCAAATCTTCCGTCGCCGACCACCTGGTCACACAGCACGGCTTCACCCACCTCAGCTTTGCCGAACCGCTCAAGTCAATGATCAGCTCGCTGCTCTATGACTTCGGCTATAGCCCTCAGGACGCGCACCACGCGACCCACGTCGCCAAAACTGCCCCTCTCCCCGAGATCGATGACAACGTCGACGCTCGCCACCTGCTTCGCACCCTGGGCACCGAGTGGGGCCGTAGCTGCGTCCACCCTGACATCTGGCTCCGCTGCTGGACTTCCCGCTACATGCGCCTCCAGCTCCAAGGCATCGAGCGCGTCGTTGTAGATGACATGCGCTTTCTCAACGAAGCCGCCCTCCTCGATCGTTTCGGCGCCCATCTCTGGAAAGTCACGCGCCCGGGAACCGAGCGCAACACCGACCACGCCTCTGAAGGCGGCCTCGACCACCTCCATGCCCTGACTGACCCCGAGAACGATTGTTCCCTCGCCTTCCACCACATCATCGAAAACGACGAATCCCTTTACGCGCTATACAGCCAAGTAGACGACGTCCTCGCGTTTGATTATTTCTCCGAAGTCATATGAGCTCACTATCCGTAGTCGAATTGCGTGCCCACTCCACCAACGTTGAAGACCACATAGCCAGAGTGCTCAACGACTTCAGCGAAATCACTGGAGTAGCCGTCGAAGCTTTAACAATCACTCCAGCTTCCACCGCCGATTCATTCAGCACCACATACTACGTTCAGCTAAAAATCACCCTCTAGTGGATCAGCATCTCGCCACCGTCCTACCGCAGTACATGCGGCTCGCCTCCAGTGCATCTGCCGAAACCATCCGTCGCAACCCCGTCACCGGCCCCTACAGCGAGCTCTACTTCAAACTCGCTCGCCAGCACGGCCTCACCCACGCCCGAGCCTGGCTACTCGGCTCACTGGTCCGCGACCTTCACAGCTCCGCTGCTTCTTGATCAGCGATGTCGGACCTCATCTCCCAGTACCTCAGTGACATCTCCCGGCATCCGATCCTCTCGCGCGAAGCCCAGCTCCGTCACGCTTATCGCATCCGCGCATGGGTCGACTACACCCCACCCGGCTCCACCGAGCCCGACCGCTCCGCCGCCCCCGCTCACATTGCACGCCCCGGCAAGCGCTCCCTGGACATCATGGTGCGAACCAACCTGCGCTTAGTTGTCCACCTCGCCAAGCGCTATCAGAACCGAGGCCTCGAACTCAGCGATCTGATCCAGGAAGGCAGCCTCGGCCTAATCCGGGGCATCGAGCTCTTTGACCCAACCCGCGGATACGCCTTCAGCACCTACAGCTATTGGTGGATCCGCCAATCTATTTCACGCGCAATCTATAACTCCTCCCGCACAATACGGCTACCAATAAACGTGCAGGATCTTTCTACCAAGATCAAGCGCGCCATGCACACGCTGACTGCCACTTACGGCAGACCCCCCTCCATCGATGAGCTCAGCACCGAGCTCGAGCTTCCCCCTGAGCGCATCACCGAGACCTTGATCAGCTGCACCATTACCAGCTGCACCTCCATTGACGCCCTATGTCAGCTCTCTGATGCCCCCATCTCCGAGGTACTCAGCTCTGACAACCCGACCCCGTCAGAAAGCCCAGAACTCACTGTATCCCTCACCGAGCGCGAAGAGCTTCTACAAAAAGCCCTCGCGACCCTTGACCCTACGCAACTCCTTGTGGTGCAAGCGATCCACTTTGAGCAACGCAGCCGCCACGAGCTATCCGACGAGCTCGGTATATCCCGCTATTGCATCTCATCGATCTACAAAAAAGCTATGCACAAACTAAGAGTAGAGCTCACTTATAGTTGGGATGCTTTTAACGAGTAAGTTCGTAGCGAAATAAAGCTCATACATATTTATACAGTTTTTCTAGCCCAGGATGTGACATATCCCCCTCTAGCCCAGTCTCACTGCGACGCAGGGCGAGACCAAACTTGCGACACGATGAGACTCATGCCCCTCAGGTGCGACGCATGAGACTCACTGGGGTGGCTTGACAGCCGCGCGGCGCCATGCCAGACTGACCTCACGCGCGCACATCATGCGCGTTTTCGGCTCTCACTGCAACCACCTCAGGCGGATTGCTTGACAGCTGGTTGCCCTTGTGCAATGCTTCATGGCATCGGAGCTCAGCCGCCCCGCGGAGCCTAGGCCTCAGGTCAGCTCCCCGTGGCTGCGCGCCGGTACCGGCTCCGGCCGGTTGCTTGACAATCCGGCGCCTTGTGTGCCACACTTCTTTCAGTTCAGAACCACCAATGCATTAAGCGCAACAGCGCAGCCGATAAAGCGCGGCCGGCCGGGCGGATCCCGGAGCTATAGCAGCAGTGCGCCCAAACTGACTGGGCGCTAGCTCTTGCACCTCACGGACGGCCTGCTCGGATCACACCGAGCACGAGGACCGTCGCCGAGATACCCGAACGCCGTAACAGCTGGCGATAGAGGGTGAGGCGACCAGTACCCGATGGCTGGGGGCAAGCAAGCGAACGCGGAACCTCCTGCAGGAGGGCGCACTGCATGTGTTTTTACCGATCCCGCTGCTGCAGGGGGATCAACGCTGCTCCCGACAGGGATCACAGCGGGTGCACCGGCCCCTTAACGCCCGGCCTGCAGATACGCCCATAGGGCAGCCCGCCGCTCCGGCTTCACTAGGACGGCCAAGCCCCGGCACACGGCTCTGCCGGGCACAAACCATCTCCCCCAGAAGTCCCCCCTGGCGCACTGCGTCCGGGGGTCTTTTGGCTGAGGTGCTTTGCATCTCACGTCCCCAAGCTGTGTCCAGCATGCACTCCGCCCTCACCGTCCGGTCTTCCAACTCGAAGACCGGACCCATCGCCGTGTCCACCACGGCCCGCCCCAGCTGCCCACCCACCTGCCCCCTCGCCGGCGACGATGGCTGCTACGCCGAGGCCGGCTACTACACCCGCGACCACTGGGACCGCGTCACCGATGGCACCCGCGGCGTCCCACCCGAACAGTTCATCGCCCAGGTAGCGGCCCTCCGCCCCGCCACCTTCTTCCGCCACGACGTCGCCGGGGACCTCTGGCACGAGGCCGGCCGCATCCACGCCGCCCTGCTGCGCCGCCTCGCCAACGCCACCCGCCACCTCGGCGCCGCCTGGACCTACACCCACCACCTCCGCACCGCCGCCAACCTCGCCGCCATCCGCAGCGCCCTCCGCCGCGGCTTCGTCGTCAACCTCTCCACCGAATCCCGCTCCGAGGCCGCCCGCTTCACCCGCCGCGGATACCCCACCGTTTGCGTCGTCCCCGAGGACGCCCCCGCCCACTTCGAGCACGACGGCATCCGCTTCCGCCAATGCCCCGCCACCTTCGATGGCTCCCCCACGCAGTGCGCCACCTGCGGCGGAGGCACGCCGCTTTGCGCCCGCGCTGACCGCACCTTCGTCGTGACCTTCCCTGTCCACGGCAACCGCTCCGCCACCGCTGCCACCTCCTGCTCATGACCCGCCCCCGCCGCCCCACCCCTCCCTGGGTCCGCGCCGAACACATCGCCGGACTGTGCCTCGGCCTGGCCCTCGCCGCCATGGCCGTCGACTACGGCTACCAGCGCCCCAGCAACACACTGCCCCCCACCCCCA